AGCATAAATGGCATTTTTATGAAATTATTAATCATTGCCGCACCAACACCAAGCGCTGCTTTGTGGAGGGCGCCGAATGGATCACGTGCAGCTTCTATTGTCTTGGTAAGCGTAGCAATAGAGGGTGCGAACTTAGACTCTATGACATTGAATGTATTATTTATATGGTCTTTATGTGTGGACAGTAAATCCGATCTTTTTTGAGCTTGTTTGTTGCTTTTCTTTTGTTCTTTGATCTGCTTTTTAAGAAGCTCTACCTCTTTCTCAAGTTTTTTGACATCATCTTTGCCGAGATTTTTTTTCTTGAAAAGATCTTCGTTTTGCTTTTCTATCTGCTGGCTTTGATTTTTTAGTAATTCAGTTTTTTGTTTATTGAATAAGTTGTCGCCTTTTGCAGCGCGATTTCTTTTTTCGTAGGCTCCGACCATTTTTGTGACCGCTTCTTCTTCTTGCTTAAGCTGATCTAAATTAGTAGGATCACCGGCGGCGCCAGTGCCACCACCATCTCCAGAATCGGCGCCACCCTCCATTTGTTCTCTGAGTTTGACAATTTCTTCTGTTAATTGTTGTAATTCCGCTTTAAGCTCGTCGCTGGTCGCCATGCATAAAGTTCCTTAATCGCTAATGTAATTAGTTTAGTCAAAAAAAAGACGGGTTATCCCCGTCCTTATCCTTAGCCTAATCCAGTGGGCATCGCCGGCTGGTTATGTGCGCTCAAAGTTTGAGTCCTGCTTCCACCTCTGCCGTTGCCTTTGCTAGCCTTCTCTATTGCTTCTTTTTCATCTTCTAGTTGCTTAACTAAACGCTTTACAAACCAGTTTCTGAGCCCAACAGGAAGATTGTATGCTTCTGAAAATGACCATCCGCCAGAATATTTTAAAAAGAAAAACTGTTCATATATGTTTTCCATATACTCATGAGTCAGGCCAAAAAAAGTCCGCGGTGAGCGGCACCTCCATATCTTGTTCGTGACTACAATGTGCGCATTGAAATACTTGAGTTAAGTCCACATTGGGCGAAGCTAGCTTGACAGCCATTCTCAAATGACGAGAATCAATTGATGGAATATTAAGAACTAAATAATTTATTGCATCAGCAGAAGTATCACCGTTAACTGCAACAACGGTGTTTACGAGCTGCCTTGTAACAGTTTTCTCGTAGGACTTAGACTTCCTATCTTTTTCCATTCCGGAAAGCAACTTCTTCTCATCGATACCATTTAAAAGCTTGAATGTTACTGTAACCCCTGTTCTGGGTAAAGTAATGTCAAATGTTCCATTTTCGTTGTCTGTGATGCCGGCATCTTGAAGCTCTTCTCCATGTTGTATTTCTGCCTCGTTTAAATCAAAAGAATATTTTTGCTTTTCTTCACAAGCGGGACAAGTTACTTGCGTAGTATATTCACTTCCATATCCCGAAACCCTACAAGCAATAACAATTGCATTTCTATCGCCAACCAATAGCGAATCAGGGTTAATCTTTCGATCAACTATAATATTTTGGATCACACGATCCAATGCCACACCCTTTTTAAGAAGAGTTCTCGAAGTTAAGATATCCTCTTCTTTTGCAGTCATCTGCTTTATTTCAATGCTATCGGCATTGTGAAGCGGATGATTTTCTGGGTAATACCTTCCTTTTGATGGTAATTCCACAAATTCAGTTGGAACTACGAAGGAAAACCCGTCCGATGCTGCATCTTGCAGTGCCTGCGGCGGAGGGCTCGTATCTACGTTCTGAGCGCCTGTGCGCTCTTTATTTCTAGACAATATACACCTCTCGTTTTGTTTGTCTTATTATTAAACCTTGAAGAACTCAGAACCGCCACCAATAACTGCGGAAGAGTTGTTGTCTGTGGTAATACGGGCCCAATCGTACGCTAATGAAATCTGAACTGTTGAAAGCTCGGTATCTCCGTATGCAAGGTCGCCATAGTTTACGCTTGCAATCCAAGCATTCCAAAGCGTCCAAGTCTCAAGAGGGTTACCATTCGAATCAAACTGAGTGATAATAACGGTGCCCAATGCGCCCACAGATTTTGCTTTTGACATGGTTGCTAAAGAGTTTACGTCCGTAGGGGGAGCATAACCAGAAGCTTCGATAATATCTGAAACTGTGGCAGCCACGTCGGGATCGACCGGGTCGATGACTTCTATATCCAAAGGGCTCCACTTAAGGTTGCTTGGGTAATAGAATGTATGGTTAAGATATTGGTGCTCAGTTGACTCAATCTCGAATTGAGGTTTTTGCGCCGTCTTTGCATACCATAAAACTGCGCCTCCCGGCCCATCGATTCCTTGGAATTCTACCGTAAATCGAAATTTTCTTTTAGGATCTTTTAACGTTGTGTCGTTCTTGAAATTTTGTGACCAGAAAGCCATTTTTTGGGGTACTCCTTGTTCTTACTTTTAATTAGTGGTCTGAGGGGAAAATCCCCTCATATTTTAGTCGTCGAATGATGCACCCGTGGAGAGAATGACGAAGTCGATGGCAATATATTCAATTGCGCGAGCGGGCTTAATCATAATCTTTGCGTACATTACGTTCTGATCGATAAGATCTGGTGTTGTGGTTGTTTCATCCAGGATGAGTCTGTAATCCGTGATACCAAATCTGGTCTTAACTGTCGCCAGGAAGGGTTCAACGAGTCCCTTGAAGCGGTTCCAAGTAGCTTGTACGTTTTGTTCGAAAAGCACTTGAGTTGAAAGAATGGCGATTTGCTTCTTCATGAAGATTACCAATCTTCTTACATTAATCCTGTCAAGAGCAGACTGACGCTCTTGGAGAGTCTTTTGTCCGAAGACCACAATTCCGGTGGATGGGAATGAGGCGATTGGGTTAACCTTACCGTCGTAAAGCTGATCTCTTTGCCTGGAGGTAAGCTTCTCGGTAATTCCGGTAATCGGAATTCCTGCGGCGCCGTCGGAGAGGCCTCCGCGGTTGAACCCTGCAGGTGCGAACCATACATCAGAGCGCGACTCAGAGGAACCAAAGACACCCAACATCGCAACAGAAGGCGGAATCCAGAGTAATTGACCTGTTTCATCGTCCCTTGTTTGAACCCAAGGATAGAAAGTGCAACCATAGCTGGAGTCAATTCTACGGTTCTTGAGAGCATCAACGGCCTGCTTAGGTGTCGAGGTGATTCGAAGAGGCTTGCTTGTTTTGAACTCCTCATGCATCGGAGTGTAAACATCTGGCAAGTCGATAACTGCTAATGAATCTGCTCTGTCTTGGCATACATCAATCATTCTCTTGGTAAGAGATGGCAGTGTTAATCCTGGAGCAGCCAATACGTTCATATCGAGTTGTTCAGGATCTGTCAGGGAATCAATAGCTCTGCCCCAAGTGTTGTAAATGTAGTTATTCTTTTCAGTCGAAGTTCCATCCACCATTCCCTTGTTATAGAGGGGATCTGGCTTGGTAATGTCGAATCCGTCGAATCCGCCCCAGAATGGTGCCGTGAATCCGTTGTAGCCACGAAGCAACAAGTCGTTCAGCGAGCCTGTCGCAGTGAGCGACACGTTGCGCTGACGCGAGCCGGATTCATAGTAATAGTTCGAAGTTGAACTTACTTGTACGTCGTCGAGCGAGAAGACATAACCATACGCATCGTATGGGTAAGCTGAACCGACTACTGGGTTTAATTCGCCGGCAGAAGTTGGATCATCTGGCATATCTGAGTACAGATATCTATGTAAGTCTCCTAGACCTTGCGCGGCTCGGGACGAACCGTGTGTGCGGTTTGACATGAAGCCAAAGTTTGCATCTCTAGGATCTTGAAGACCGGCATCGGATGCGGATCTAACAAGCAAGTCGGTTGGGAAATAGAGGCTAGCTGTCAAACCTTGCTCAAACGCGTAGGGGAAGGACGCAGAGATGAAGTGTCCATCGGCGCCGCCGACTTCGTGATCATGAATTTGCGCTCTTGGTACTTGTGCAGTCGAGCCTGAGAGTCCGATAAAGCCCATGTTTGTCGCCGTGTCAATCGTAGCGGCGTTGCCAGAGACTGCACTCTTCCAGCGCGGAGGTCCGAAGTAGCCAACTGGCAGAAGCTCTGCACTAGTTGCGCCGGCTTCGACGTCTGCGTCCATTTCGACATAAACAAATTTTGAATTAGTGTTGTATTCTCCATAAGTTCTTAGAGTTTTCGATGTATCATCCCATTGCGTAAATTTGTTACCAATTTTTCTTGCAACAAAGTTAGGAGAAGTCGGATCTAAGTTACAGTTATCGAAGCGCTCCATTACTTGCTTGGCGCTATCTGTGTCATGTAGACTCCTAAAAACAACCGAGAATGAACCGTAACCACCGCCGAGTGCGGGGCTAGGTTGGATTCTTTCGATGGAGACCTTCACGTTTTTGTGAAGCCATTCTCCACCGCCCAGTGCTTTAAGGCGGAAAAGCTTTTGCGAATCTTGAGGCTTATAAGCAGTTGCGGGGCCCTGATCTTGAGCAATGAACCATCCTGCTTTCGCTTTCTGTGACGCTGCTCTCATAGCAGCCGCACTGCGAGTCGTAGAGCCCTTTTCTTGAATTTGCATTATAACTGCTTGAGCTTCTTGTCCAACAATACTAGAACCTGAGATATTCCAGTTTAAAAGGGTTTGCTCGAATGTTTCGCCAAGCCAGACGGGTTCAAGTCGTGGATAAAATTGCGTTGCGCTATCTTTAATCATTTGTGGGTTAGTGTTGAACTTTGTGCGAATGAAGTCTGGAGAGTCTGGATCAAAGTTAAATTGAACCTTGGTAACAGTACCATCTGAGTCTGTGACGTGTGCTGTGAACAAGTTTGTTCCTGTGGCCGAGCCGACAATAACACCGTTAACACCAACGCCAGCTTTCATCCCGTCATAGGCTGGGGCATTTGCCTTAAACGTCGTGTTGGTGCCGGCGCCATTTCCTGCAATTGTTCCAGAAAGAGAAACTGAACCAGAGTTCATATAGAAGATTGCAGCGAGTACGCCGCCTTCGTCCATCGCTGCGGGAGCTAGCGCATCTGGCGTGCCGGGTGTGTCGCCGTTATTACCTTGACCTTGAGAGATAGCATATGTATCGGGATACACGTTTCCTGAGATGCGACCTGGGGTGACAACATGAGGCGCAGCACAACGAACTTGCGCGGAACCAGACCGGAACAAGAACATTCCATACGCACCGCCGGCATTAGGACCGATACCCGGCACACCAGGGGTTGCTTTGCCGGTCGCGTTGTCCTTACCGATAGGGTTGGTTGTTTGCCAGCCGGCTTTTCCGGCGGTCGTAGCACTGGTGTGCTCTTCGCCAAGTACGCGTATATAAGTAAGAGGAGCAACGTTCGAACGCAAGAAGGCTTTTGCTGCGTACGTTCCGTACATCGGAGAAACTAGGTTTCCATCGCGATATACATCTGTTCCACCGTTACCGGGGACTGCTTCTCCATATATTTCTACAAATTGAGAATAGGATTCAACTCTTGTCGGTACCCACGCTGGGCCTCGACGGGCGCGTCCAACAATAACTGGACCGATATTTTCTGCTTGTTTTGGTCTAAAGGATTTGTCTATCTCGTTGATAAACACCCCTGGAGATACAAATTTGAAGTTTTTTACTGACATTTTGCTTTCCTCTTATTAATCACTGCATAAATGATAGCGTAATCATTATCTAAATAGTATTTTCAAATCCAAAAGGATGTCAGGAACTAATAAAATATGCCCTTTCACTTCAGGATGTCACCAAAAAGATTGGGAAGACCCTGTGGAGCAACGTTTTCTTGTGGAAATGTTACCTCCACGATGTTCTCATCGATCCTTACTATTGGTCGATCATCATTTTCTCCTTCGCCAATTAAATATCCCAGAACTCTGATGGTTATTTCTGTGCTAAACATTCTCATGTCTTCGTCTAAGTTGCTGGAATTGTTATTGTGTGTGAAATTCTGATCAATGAACGCTTCGTATAAATGGCCGTTTCTTTTCATTACAAATGAGTTTATTTGTCCTGTTCTAGCAATAAATGGGGCCATTAATTCATTCATTTGCTGTTGGTATTCTGTTTTTATGACGATCTTATATTCTACATTGACATATACTGGTATTGGAATCGAAAGTGTCTCAATAACGACCTTCTTGTTCACTCTTGGTGAAAAAGGCTGCTTCTTTGTTCCAAATGCTGCATTTCTAGTGCCCGTCGCTGTTGCATAATTGGTGGTTTTGTCTTGTTTTATCCTTTTTGCTATCGTCATTCGGCCAGATCTGCCGTTTTTATCTGTAGAATAGATGTGTGCTTGGTATGCTCCCTTCATCTCAGGATCTTTAGTTATGCCTGTTCTCTCAATACTAATAAGTGGCATTTTGAGTGCGCCGGCGTCGTCTCTGAGGTCTTCGTTGTTTTTTATTTGGTATGCTCGCTCTGGCGCTTGCCACAAAACCGGCACTCTCCGGAAGCCCTCATTTGTTCTTGCACTTAAATCAAGATCTTTCTTTAACCAAGAAACAAGAGCATAATCTATTGTCTCAATTGAAGAGTCTAACATCCCGATTTCTTTTAAAGTTAAACTATCTGCGTCTTTAGGTAGCATTGCAAAATCAAAGTTATCAGGTAGCATCGAATAATCCCTTTCTTGCTCTTCTGCATCGTGCAGATATTTCAAAACCATGTTCAACTTGGCCAAAAAGCTTGCGAGGCTCAGACAATTTTACAATTTCATAAAAATAATCACCATAAAGCACAAAATCGCCCTCCCTTACATACATATCTTGATCTTCTTCTAATCTTCTTTTGTGGAAGTGTACGTTAATTTCCCAAGTCTTGTCAATTCCACCGCTTTCAAGGTAATCCGTTGAATAATCTGTGAATTCTACAAGTGCATAAATTCTGACGGGTGGCAAATATGTCTTTTCTATTGCCTCACCGTATAAATCGTGAAAATTGGTGGATGCCATGTCAATTGGGTAATATAAAATTTGCTGTCCGATGACTTTTTCAATAAGCTCATCGTTAACCTGCTTTACAAGATCGCGCTCTTTCTTGCCAAGAAACAAGGGAGGGGGCGGTGCAGCTGGTTTTTTCCATTCATCTCCCATTGTTCATTACCCCACAAAAATCGGCAGCGGCGAATTCTTCAGCGTAGCAGTCGCCGAATCAGCTTTTTCACTGTCTTGTTTCGCTAAGGCCGTATATTCCATTTCTTTCAATATCTCCATCAGCTTGTCTTTAAGCTGTTGTTGCTCATCTTTCGCTTGAGAAAGCAGCTCTGAGTGATTCAGCGTCACGTTGTCTCCAGGAATCGGTAGGGTTTGGAATTTACCTCGAATTTGACCAAGCATTTCTTTACATAAGGCCAATGAATACTTTCGAATCCACTGTTTACCAATTGCATTGATATTTTCATACGGAAGATTTCCGAATGGCAGTGTGTTCATGTTATTGACACCTTGTGCTCCGGACTCATATCGACCATCATCATCCCACGAATTGGCATCTACATAAAATTTAACCCAAATCCTATCATCCATACCCGATAAACCATACGTACTTGGTGGAGGGAATAACCTCAATTTGTTATCTACCAATTCATATGAATAATGTGATGTTCTCGTATATATTGCATCTTCATACATTATGGCCTGCATTTTGTTTTGCCAGGTAGGTACCAATTCAAATGTTGAGTCATCAGCGTACATACCGTAAGTTGACATGTTTCCAACCATGTTTATACCACCATAATAGCCGTAAAAACGCCACATTGCCCTCGGAGACTTATAAAATACTCTTGTGACAACAACACGTTTGTTTCCGACTTTATTGGCAAAGTCTATAGTGTTTCCTGCTGAATCAGTGCCCGAAGTAGATGCAGTTTCTATAATTGCTTGTAAATCGTAGTCTTGCTGATCTTCTTTTGGTGCAAAAGAAGCAGAGTATTGTCTTACTGTACCACCGAAACCCGCAACAGAGGACATTCCGTCGCCGACTTTCTTTGAATAAGAAAACTGGAACCTTGGATATTTTAACTCGACTCTCGATGGTCCTAAGCTGGCAGAGAACGAACTAGATTTCATCATACCCATATGATCAAACGTTCCAGTTGCGTCACCGAGCGCATCAGAAAGCATGTTTTTGCTTTGGTGTAGATTGACGATGTAAGAATATTCTAATACCGCTTCTTCGTAGGCGGCATATACGTTTGCTGGTGTAAGTTCAATATCGACAACATCACCACCAAGTTTCTTAAAAACATATGCAACTTGAGATTCTGCTCCGCTAAGGAAATCAACTGATGCTGTGTACATTCCAAATGGAACAGAACCAGCCACGTCGTCATAACTTCCGGTCGAAGTTAGGACTATTGCGCTCGTTTCTGAATTTGGACTAAGATTTGTTGGCACACGTGGGCCCTCCTATTTCATAAATAGTTTTGTTGAAGACAAACAGCGTAGATGACGTCACTTTATTAGGATGTCTTCTTTTTGGTGCTCTTTGTGCTCTTAATTGTGGCCTTAGTGGTCTTTTTTGTCGTATTTTTGGTTGTTGCGGTTGTTGTCGTTTCCGTCACTTTAATTTTGGGTGCTGTATCGGTTTTGGTAGTTGCACCGGCGGTCGTCACAGCTGTTGTGCCTGTTGTCGTGTTGGTGGCTGTTACAGTTGTTTCATCTGTTGTTGTGTCAGCTGTTGTGGTAGTTTCACTAGTTACATTCAACCCTTTGATCGTTGGATGATTTGAGTGTTTGGTTTTGAATTTTGCCGAAGCTATAATTCTGCGTTTTTTGCCCATGATAGGTGCTCCTTGTGTGTATAGTAAATAGTTTGAAATCTTGAAAACGAAAATCTCAAAAAATTGCCGGGGAAAATTTTTGAAGGATCACCATATTAAGATCTTTTGTTTCAAATAAAAACCCCCTCCGAAGAGGGGGCAAAACATAAGAGATATATTTTAAATTTACTAAATCTTAGCTGTCGCTAAAAACAATACCATTAGCTTTCACCTTGGATGCGCCATTGACGAACCACAAGGAACCATTGCAGTGCAAGTAAAGATAATCCCCAGCTAATGTGGCGGAGCCAAAAGTAGCAACAAGGTGGCTGCTTCCGTTAGCTTCGTTACCGTGGTTACTGTCCATTGCAATTGCGTGGCCGGCGAAGAATTCACCCGCTTTTGCTGTAACTGTGCAAGAGGCTGTTGAGTAATCACCTGCGAGAATGATTTTGAATGACAATCCTGCTGCTGCGTCTGGCAATGCAATCGCAGATGCGTTTGGTGTCATCATGATAACTTTGCCGCTATCAGCAGCACTTAATGTGGTTGTCGCATCCGCTGTCGTTGTTAAGACAAAATCTTTAACACCGGCCAGTTGACTTCCTCCCAAGTTTAAATCTCTCTTTAAGTTTTCGATTAGTGCCTGGGTTCTAGCCAAGCCTACTCTTTTTGATCCCATAGTTTAAAACCCTCCATTTTTAATCATGTTAAAAACACAATAGGAAAGACAGAGGAAGCACCCCTGCCTTACATATAATTAGTTTTGGCAAAAAGAAGACCCCTGCCTCTTTCGAGGCAGGGGCTTTCTGTGTCACGATTAGCCGTGGAATTTACTTACTATGCTCAAATGAGCTTATATTAGGAAGTAGCTCCGGCTTCTCCGAGGAGTCCTCGTACAACAACTAGACCGTACATATCTGGACGGACCATCTTCTTGCCGTAACGAGTCATGACTCCCTTACGTGGCACGAAGTCTTCTGGTCCGAAGATCGTAGGTGTAGTTTGCAGTGGTACGTATGGTGCGTACACATATCCGCTTTCAAGGAAAGAGGAGCCGCGGCGACCAACAAGGATCACGTTACGGAGGAAGTATGGATCAACGATAACGTCGAACTTCTTAGTCAAGGAACCAACCTTAACTGCTCCAATTGAACCCTTCTCGTCATCATGTGTGACGGAAGCGCGGAATCCAGCGGTAAACTCAAGGATGTTGGCAACTTCAGGTCCGCAGACGATGAAGTTAGCGCCACCACGCAGAGTCTTGCGGTGGATTTGTGCAGAAACATCGTTGATAGTTTCAACGAGAGTTTCATACCACTCGGACACGGTACCTGTGAAGTCAGGAGCCGCAGAGCTTGCACCGATTTCGGCACCAGTATCGCGGTTCACGAACAAGCCAGGTGAGCGTGACCAGTAGTAGGTAGCAGCCTTAGCACCGTTGATGAGGTCCGCAAGGATCTCACGGTCAATCTCAAGAGCAATTTGCTCAGAGAGGATGCTTGTAAGCTCGACCTCTGCATCAAGGTTGTGGTAAGCGTTGAGGTCTTGACCCAACTCTGGTGTCCACTTCGCCTTGAGCTTCTTGGTACGCGCAGTAATCGCCGAAGAATCGACCTTGATGTCGATCTCTGGGATGTTTGCCTCACCTTCAAGGCCCCACTCAGCTTGACCAATAACAGCACCAAGCGTTTCTGCTTGAACGATATCATCAGTTTGTTGCCAGCTAACTTGAGCCTTAGCACCAGTAAGTGCGAGAGCAACCGCCGTAGCAAGATGGCCAGCCTGCTTATCACCCGAAGTGTGACCAGTATGAACAACATTTCCGTCTGTACCTGGGCCGGTGAAGAATGCCAACAGACGAGTGCCGTCGGAACCACTTGCGCGAGTAAGACGACGAATTTGACGTGCAACAACCTCATCTTCACCGTTTATAAGGAATCCATCACCAACGGAGCTAGAGACCGTGAACGACTGAGGACCAATGTTGTCCCTGTCGACTTGATCAAGACCGCTAAGAAGTACGGATACAACAGCAACAACAGTTGAACCAGAAACAAAGTCTGCATCATAACGAGCCAACTTGTCTACTGCAGAACCGGTTGCGTGTCCCCAAGCACTCCAGCTTACCTTCTGTGGTGTAAGCGTTACACCATTACCAGCGGCTGAGCCCGTCGGAGACGAGTAGCCGTTTGCCAAGTTGTAAGGAGCTTGATCAGCGAATACGCTGCCTTGATCCTTAAGAATGGCACCACTGATGATATCGGAACCAACCCGACCGCCACCATAGAGTGAACTCGCCGAGACATATCCCAAACGGGTCATGTCGTTGTTGTCATCAGCGCTGCTGATTGGAGTTGCGACTGTAAAGTCGAGGAAGAAGATGAGACCACTTGGCAGACTCATCGGCTGAACGGAAACGAGATCGTTTGCGATCAGTCCTGCGAAAACGCGACGGACGATGGGGAATGCGACGGCTGCGAAACCTTCGACGTCACCACCAGCCATGCTGCTGCTCTCGCGAAGAAGCTCTTTAGCTTGGTTTTCAAGCAAACGAGCCATAGTGCTACGGGTGCGACTGCTATCAAGTCCTTCGAGAAGACCAGTCTTTTCCCATTTGTTTAACAATGCATGTCCTTCGGCATGCATATCACGATTGACCATACCTTCGGTCAAACGTTCAATAATACTAGACATTATATAAATACCTCCTTTTAATTATGATTTAATACCTGCTAGTTTCTTCATTCTCAGTGAGAATGTGTCGGTAGGTTGCGACTCTTGGCGAGTCGCTCGAATAACAGATGAACGATTTGTTATTGCTTCGCTCAGTGATTTTGGTCCACTCTTAGGAGTTGACTCCACTGCGCTTTCAAGCGTGTTGTAAATCGTACGCGCTTCTGTTACAGAACCAGCTTTTGAAATGGCTTCGACAATCTTAGATTTTTGTCGCTCATTTAGGGAGGCATTTTTCAAAATGCGGTTCGTATAGAGCAAGCGAGCATTCGAGAGATTTACTTCTTGTAAAGTTCCCTTCAACTCTTCTAATACTTGTCTATATTGTGAATTTTGCTCTTTGATTTGGTTATTTTCGAAAACCAATTCTTCTTGAGCCTTCTTCAAGTCTTTTAAATCTTCTTCCACCTCAGTACTGCGGCGATGAGCTAACTCTCGCTCCATCTCGTACTTGGTGTCTTCGCTTGGGCGGCCGGCCCACCCAGATAACTCTGCAGACATGTCAACGGTAAGTTTTTCCATAATTGCATCGACAAGCTCGTCGGTGTCAATTTCTTCATTGGTTGACATTGTGCCAGCGTTTACCTCGTCCTCTTCTGAATCAGAGTCTGAATCTTTTGGAGAGTCCTCAAGATCTTTCATTTGCTCTGCGTCTGCGGCAGCTGCTGCTGAGCCAGCAGTGGTAGCTTCTTCAAGTTCTTCCTCTTCTTCGGAAAGAACGTTTGCGATAGCTTCTTCGCTAATTTCAATTTCTTCTTCAATTTCTTCCTGCATTTGCTGGATTGCTTCTTGAAGTGCGCCCAAGTCAATAGTAACTTCGGTTTCTTCACCTTCCTCGGGAAACCTTTTAAGGTTCTCACCCTCCATTTCTGCAAGGCCGTCCGTTGCTGCAAAAGATGTTCCTGGCGCAACGTCGTCTGCTGTTACGCTGGGGGTGCTGGCCGGGTCGTCCCCAAGAGCATCGGCGCCTAAACCCAAATCGGGCTCTGCTGGCGCTTCAGCATCAAGGCCGAGGTCCATTTCTGGCTCGGCCGCAGTGTCATCGAGAGGCATTTCTTCCTGCTCAATAAGTTTTTCTAATGTTTCTCTAACTTCGTTAGAATATTTATCGACAATTGCAGATTCGGCGCTTTTTAAAGCAGCTTCACGGAGTGCTTGCGCGTCTACGATCGCCTCTTTGAGTAAACTTGACATTAAATGTCTCCTAAGTTGATAATAGATCAAGAATAAATAGTATTATATCATCCAAAAATCACTTATTTTACCTTTATGTTCCAACCGAGCCTATGATACACCAGCTTTCTCCATCTGATTGTAAAATTCTAGAGGAGTAATTCATTTTTAGGACCACTGTATCTTTTAAGTCTATTGTGCCTTCTTCAACTTTGATGTTTACGACATTTGAATTAATCTTATGTTTTTGTGAATTCGCTTTTTTGACAACAATTACCCTCCCCTTCGAATTACAAGCAGGAGGCAGAACAACTGTTATCTTGTTTTCTATCGTATCGCACACTACGGTATAATCGGTTTTTTGAACTTGATAAATCTTTGAGTGTACTTTTTTTATATTCTTTATTAGTTGGCCTTCTATTTCTAGACTACCATCAATTTTGACCGATGCCGCATTCACAGAACCATTCACCATGAGCACATTTTTTTCCGTGTCATATAACAAGTTAGAGGATGCTGTGAGATCGCGTCGACCTTTTATTTGTATTTCATTTAAGTTTCCTGCTGCCGTCAAGGATTTTGTTTTAATATATTTTTCGTATAAGTTTAAAAGAGTTGTGTGCTCGACAGTTCCCCTTGAAATATCTGCCACCAACAATAAGTCTTGATCACTCAAATTTTGTCCGTGCCTATTAATTGCTTCTGTTTTTCTTGGATCTACTGATAACTTATCTGATTCAAGCGAAAGTCCTCCGTTGGGCGAAATATCGACGGATATGCCATCCACGGATAACCTAATCCCGGATGAAGATTTTACCTGCAGGTTGCCTCTGATATCTTGGAGCCCCAAGTCATAGTTTATGTTATCTGCGTTTAACTTACCAACTACGGATTGGGCTTGTAGGTTTCTAAGCCCCTCCGCGGAGCCTTCAAAATTTTGGGCAGATATTTTTTTAGCCAGGAGAGTTTGATTTTTCTTATCAAACTTAAGAGTGTGATGTGTATATGCATCATTGCCATTGCCATGTATAATAATAGAATCACTGGCTCTCGGCTTAATCTCCCTTAAAGCCACTTCTTTTATTGTGGCACAAGGGCTCTGAGCGCTTGTATCATAAAAAACACTTGCACTGATAGTGTTTTTAAATATTTTTATTCCACCTATTTCTTGATCCGCGTGCTGATCAACAGAGCCCTCGACGGAGCCCTTAATAACATTGTAAGCCATACTTTACCTCACCAACATTAAATAGGCAATCGTATCTTTAATATCCACAAAAAAGAGGATGCCCCCACAAAGGAGGGCACCCAAGAATAAACAATGAGTTTTGTCGAGACAAAACAAGATTGATTAGATGATGAACCAGTGAGTTGCATCCATAGCAACCAAGGTAACAGCAGAGCCGGTTGATTCAAGGAAAATTGAACCAGCGGCTGCGGAATCTTCGATTGAATCATCTGCAGCACATTTAAGAGTAACGTTCGCTTGTGAGCCCGAAAGCTTGACATGAAGAACCTTACCTTGAACAGCCGATGGAAGTGTATAGATAGCACCGCCAAGACCAGTGGTAGATCCAGACTTGATAAGAGCGAAGTCAGTTGAACCAGAGATGGTAGTTACGTACGGGGACGCACCATAGTGTCCAACATCCAAGGTCGTATCAGCACCAACGATTTCATCAGCGTAGATTTTTCTCCAGCGAAGAGCATCGGTACCTAAGTCACGTGCAGAGTCGGTAGAAGGAACGAGGTCCGAGTCGAAACGACCAGTAGCTGTGATGGTGTCAGAAGTTGCGTTACCAAGATCAATGTTTCCGTTGAACGATGCAACGCCATCAACACCAAGATCACCAATACCGATAATGTTTTCACCATCAGCATCTAATTCAGCGCCAAGCTTAGGAATAGTAACGAAACCAGAGTTTGTTACACCAAAGCCGCCCGCTACGAGGAACGAACTACCAGTGATACCCGCCGAGCAGGATACTGTCGCGGTTGGGCCAACTGCCAAGTGTTGAGTACCCAGGATAACTCCAGTGTTAGTGATGGTAGCACCTGTAGTACCAGCAGCACCGATTACGATTGAACTACCGGTAATACCAGTAGAAGCAGACAATGATGTTCCGATAACCTGACCTGCAGCGCCGTAGATTACACCTTTGCTGTTAACAACCGTGCCAGCGGATGAGCCGTCGAGTAAGTTAAGTTCAGCAGCAGTCGAAGTAACTGCGCCGTCAGCAAGGTTAAGACCACCAGCCTTAGCAACAGTTAAGTCACTGTTCGCTTTCACAGTAACGTTGGCTGCACCAAGTACCAGCAAGTCAGCGTTAGTTGCGTTACCAACTTCAGCGTCGTCAGGACCCTTGAAGCCAGTACCTTGCACAATACCACCAGCACTGTAGATAACAGCTTTGCTATTAACAACTGTACCGGCCACCGCGGTGTCGAGCAAGTTAAGCTCTGCAGCAGTTGAAGTAACTGCAGCGCCACCATAGTTGAAGCCACCAACTGTAGCAACCGAGAAATCAACGCCATCTTTGACAGTGATTTCCGCAGCACCAAAATTCATTGCGTCTGCATTGCTAGCGTTACCGATATCGAATCCATCAGGACCTTTAAAGTCAGTAGCCTGAACAATACCAGCAGCACTGTAGATTACAGCTTTGCTGTTGACAACTGTTCCAGCAACCGCTGTGTCGAGTAAGTTAATCTCGGCAGCAGTCGAAGTAACTGCAGCGCCACCGAGTTGAAGCCCGATAGTACCGTTGTGTCGTGGAACGTCGACGTTACCATCCTCAAGGATAACTAAGTTTTTCAACCTAGTAATGTTTTCGCCTTCAGGTCCTTGACCATTAAGGAATGTAACTTCACCGGCTTGTTCAAGCGCACCTGAAAGTGCTGCTTGGCCGATTTGAAATTTATAAGCCATGTTTAAAAACCCTCCATTATTATAGTTTTATGTAGGCAGAGAGGATAAGCCTCTCCGCTCTTATATAGTGTCTTCTGGGGGGATCTTTTATTGGCTTTTTCGTAGCGAGTAACAAAACATAAGAACGTTTAGCTTTGATACAAAATACTATTATTTTTTGATATAAAGTATTTTACACCACCCACCAGTCGCTTGTATTAAAAGCGATCAAAGTAACAGCAGAGCCGGTTGATTCAAGGTAGATACTGTTGCCTGTGGTGCCTCCCTCGATCCTATCTCCACTGCTGGCAATAACTGAAACATTCGCAACAGAGGCGGAAAGTTTAACAAATATTTTTTTACCTTCTGCGGCGGTTGGCAGTGTGTATATTGCACCCCCCAAGCCGGTCGAGGAGCCGGACTGAATTAAAGCAAAATCCACGGAAGAGGATATAGTAGTACCAAGAGGAGGTGCGCCATATTGCTCGACCTGTAAATCAGCACTTGCCAAGCCAGTGAGTCGACTGCCATCTCCTTCGAAAAAAGAAGCCTTCACTCCAATGCTGGCCGTGAGTTCCCCAGCTACAGTAAGAGCACTTCCATCAAATGTTAAATTTGACTCACATGTAATATCATTAGCATCGCCACCAACATTTGTTATTAGAGCATTGTTTGTTGCGTTGGACAATCTGGGTACATTAATGATTGATTCTCCGTTGGACGTGCTCAAATTTCCGGAGACTATATTTTCTATTACAGTTCCAGACATTGGACTGTATATTTGAGCGGCCAGGATAGAGCCAGTAATTATATTGTAAGCCATTTTATATCGTCTCCTATTACTTTAATTAGAAGACGAACCAATTGCTTCCATTAGAATAAAGGTTAATCGCTGGGCGAGAACCTGTCATTGTGTAAGAAACACCACCGTCGATGTAACTGCTATTTTTTGAGCCCGTCACAATAATACTACCTGTGCCTCTGACTCCAAGCTCATCTTTGATAACCAATAAGCGCCCAGTATTGGAACCAGAGGGTCCGGGCAATGTTATGGTGACCGTGTTGGGTTCGAATACGCCAATGATATAATCCTTGGATTGGACAACATATGATGTGGAGGCCAAGATTTGGGTGTATTCACCACCAAAGCCCCTAACTCTTACGGATTCATCATGCGCAGAAGCGCTAAGGATATAGTCGGCGGTGCCGGCGAAGCCCACCTTTGAGACTGTTAGGCTACCGGTACGAATATGTACGTCATCGTTCGTATTACCGAAGAATGTCGAACCGGTGGTACCAATCTGAGTTATGTTCGCGATGTGATAACTGCTAGCTGATATAGCGCCTGTGACAATAAGTGTGCCGGTAAGATATAGAGTGTGCCCATCACGACCAAGGCCGGTGTGGGAACTAGTGTAATATGTAAGATAAGCTGATCCAGTAGTCGGACCACCAGACTCAGTTACAAACTGAATTGAATGTGGTGGACCAAAGGATCCCGAACCCGGAGTAATTTCATCGCAGTCTACATATGCCCAACCGAACTTCGCCATACCTTCTCCTTAAAATGTGCTACATGCTGCGAATACATTAACATTGGCGGCCGTAGCGGTTACAAATGCAACTTTATCTATTCCAGTTATATCGTACCGCCGGTAAGACCTTTCGTCTGGAGTTTGGACCGCTGGATTGTTGCCAGAAGTACTAATGGCTATGGAACTGGCAGCGGGTGATGCATTGGTGCCCCAGCCAGCAGCCTGCGTTACAGGTAGCGAGAACCACCGCTGAAAGGCGTGGCAGTATCCATAAACTTCTACTACAGTCGGTGTGCCCACATTGGTGTCCTCAACTAAAACATGTAAGTATCTTTGGTTTTCTGTTGCATAACCGGCGTTACTCGCCTCAACACCTTTCAGGGGAGTCGTGTTAGCCAAGGTCTCGACTGAGCCTCCCGGAGTGTTAACCAAGCTCTTAGGGCCGCGGGTTCTTCCCCAACTGCTATGTTTAAATGTCGACATCAAAATTCTCCTAATTTAAATACATTCATTATAAATAGTCACCTTTTGTTTCTATTGCGCCTTTCTTGCGCTCTTATTCTTTTTCGCTCTTCTCGCTTACGAAGACGAGCAGCTCTTTTTTGCTTTTCTTTCTTCGCTATAGAGGGTTTCTTATAATACCTTCTTTCTTTAACTTGTTCAATGATTTTTTCTTTTTTGCATTTTTTAATAAATCTACGAATCATTCTTTCGTGATTGTTTTTGCATTCTCTTGATCTGACTACAACGTTGCTCGGCTTCTTCATATTTCTCTCTTTATTTCATTGCATCCCACATTTTGGATGCACCTCCCACAAGGGAACTAATATCAACTCCCGGGTCTACTGGGCTTCCCAAATCTATTTGTCCCGGCTTGGGTTCTGACACTTCATGAGTTGCCATCGGGTTTGTTCCTTCGAAAAGATCTACACCATTGTATGCGTCAGCACCAATTGATTTCATAAGCTTTTCTCGGTGTTCGTTTATTTTTTGTGTTGCTTCTCTGCCAGATTGTGGCGCCTGTTGTGTCAACTTTTGAGTATTTTGTTCGACCACTAAGCCGGTCTGCATACCGCGAGTCACCTCTGCAACAACATTGGAAAGAAGCCCTTCTTCTATAAGGACTTCATTAATACACTCCTTTACGAGTGGCTTAATTAATTTTTTTAAATCAGTCTTGTTCACTTAAAACCTCATTTAAGAGCCGGTTAATTTTGTCGGCCTTTGTGAAAACATTATTGTTAAATTCTTTTGCTTCGCGCATCATAAACGCGCCGGGTGTTGATGGCTCGGAAACCATATCAAAACAGATCAATTGGAAATCATCTTCTACTATTGTCCTTCCTGCTTCTTCGCGGACAGAACCCATACCGCGTGACGAGACACCAACGGTAACTCCACCATTTACTAATTCTTTTAATATCTTTCCAGATGGAGTATCGAGCACTTTAATTTTGCCCATAACATTTTTTTCTTCCATCCAAATAGCAGTGACCATATGGGAGCAGTTTCTTAAATTGATCACCGAATCATCAGGGTGATCAAGTTCCCCAAGAGCGCGGTTTTCCTTAATAAGCTTTTGATAGTTCTTGACTTCGCGTATCATAGTTTCGTGCTGGTACTCCCGACCATTACCATTTTTAGTTTCGGTCATCTGCATAATGCCAGAAAGAATCATGCCGCCATCGGCAACATAACGCTTTTCATCCTCGGTCAAAAGATCCTGGCATACGCCACCGTCGCATAAAGCATAGTATTCTCTTAAAAGTTTTTTAGACATCTCGTTAGCTCCTTAATAATCCTGCAATCTCACGCCAGCGATCAAATCTGCTCTCTGTAATCAGGGCCCGAGACAAGTCACTCAGTAAGCGCTCTTCGTTAATCTGCAAATTTGAAGCCTGCGCCCAAGCTTGAATCGCTTTAGTTATTTGACTTTGTTGGGTTCCTTTTATTCCTGCTTTGTTGAGTGCTGACTGAATCCCATCTTTACCGCTTAAAGTTATGGTTGGCGTACCTTTGTTTGCTTTTGTAGGCGTTGGACTTGGTGCACTGCCGCCTGGAACCGTGTCCTTAGCTTTGCCAGTTGAAAATTTTACATCAGGTCGTTTTTGCTTGTTTTGCATTCGAGGCTGACGAGCGCGGCCGGCGGGTCGTGCACCAGCCATTTCATCTATTTCTTCGTCTTCTTCTAACACATCGACGCCCTGATCTTTTAGTTGCGCTGCAACGCTTTTCAACACTGCATTGCGAACAGCCGGAGCTAATTTAAGCTTATCTAGTGTGCTTTGAAGGCCTTTACCACCCTTTCCTTTGTATACATTAACAGTTGACGTGGCTGCTGGTGCTGCATCAGGCTTTCCGTCATCATTCGTATCCTGCGCGTCTATTTGGCCGTCGCCATCAGTATCAAAAACTTCCGGCTTTCCATCTCCATCGGTGTCTTGTGCATCTGGCTTGCCGTCGTTATTTGTGTCTATTGGTGGCGCAGCGTCACCTTGTTTTGTTACATAACCACCTGAGCGTGCTTTTTCTCCATCAAGATACTGCTTGGCTGCGTTTTCCATTTTTCGCATTGAATCAAGAACTTGCTCAACTGCTGGTGTATCTGTGATGTCCAGCTTGGCAAAATCAGATTCCATCTCAACTCTATGCGTATTAATTATACGCTGAACTTTCTTTGCTATGGATCTGCTAGCATCGCCTGACAGCCCTCTCGAAAAAGCTCCGGCAACTCTGGCGCCCATACGATCTAAAACACCCTCGTCAACCATATCGACATGAGGAAGTTTTTTAAATTCCTTGATAAGAAATTTTTTTATCAATTTCTGATTCTTATTCATCTCAGCTAAGATCCTTTACAGCAGTGTCGGACCGGCTGAAGCATCCACTTTTGTGTCCAAATGTTTATGTTCATGTTTAATTCCTTCGTCTCCAAAAATCATATTAAATATATAAGATGTTCCGGAAGATAACCATCCCAAAATAAAAAAATTGGTAACAGTTACATCAAAACTAAATAGTTCCGTAAACGGAGAAAGCAGCATTAAAAACCAACCCACATGGAAACCCATGCACATTGGACAATGAAATACTTTTCCGTATCCTCCAAGAAAGTCTTTTGATGGCCGTAAACGGCTCAGTAGTGGCAAATCGCTATAGACTAAAATCTGCGTAAGACCATAGGCTGCCAAAACAAAATATATAAGCTCCATTAAATCCTCTAAAGTGTATACATGTAATTCATTGAATATGGGTCTCTAATGTAACTTGAGCGCATTGAGCCCTTCTCTGCGGCTTGTGGAACCTCTCCAAGCTCCGTAGAGTGTTCCTTATCTGGGTGTATCAGAGCATCGTCGTCCATTGCAACTATAGCCTCGACCGCTTCAAAATATGGTCGTTCTTCATCGATAAAATTTGAAATATTAATAAGAGCTAATTTTGGCGCACTGACGTTTTCATCAGCCGCTGTCTGAAGGGTGCCCTCAAAAGAACCGTAAAAGGAGCCTGCCTGAATGGATTCAGGTATTAGAAGGCCCTTCTTTTGTAGATGGGTAAACAGTCTGTTTTGCGCCCCATAAACCAAATCATTCATAACCTCTTTTGGAAATGCCGTAATTTTATTATTTATAGGAGACAGCACGATGTCTATGTCGCCGTGATCAAAGATCATCAGATCGCCGGCGATACTTTTTCTGACATCAAGTTCTAAAACTATTTTTGTTTGTTGTGCTCCGGAGCCAACTCTAACCGTTATTGCCATCTGTGTTGATTTCCTTTACTAGTTTTTGTGTCCTTAAGATAGTCAAAAGGACGTGTTCGCTGATCTGCTCTCTCGAAAAAGAAGCCAGCCGGGCGATGATTTCTTGCGTTTTGTCTTGCATTTCTTTGTCGTTAGCAATTTCTTCAGCTGCCAAGGATTTTTTTAATTCTTCTTTTAATCTTAATATTTCCTCATTTAAGAAAATTTTCAACTCTAGAGCATTGTCTGAGAAGGAAGACACATAGTAGTTTAATAAGTCCTTCTGCTCCTTCAGGAGTTTATCATCATATTTTTGATTGAATTTGTCGATAAATGTCTTATAAACTAGATTATCAATTTTTTCAGTTTCTACCTTTCTTTCTACATCTTTAGCCATATTTTCAGCTATAAGGTTCTCAAGCATGACTTTTCTTTTCGGAGAAATATTCTTTGAGAATATTTGCGCGATGGTTGCAAGTGTTTTATAATTTGGAACATAATTTCCAAATACGGAAGGAGAAATATCTTTATTAATATCGTCGATCAATTCAGTCTGAGCTTTAAATAAGCCGTTAGGGTCAATCAGCCTACTTGCGATTTTGGCCTCTTTGATGATCTTTTCCGAATGGAACCGGCCAATGTTTTGATTCTCATACAAAGAACGGTAACACTCTAGATCCTTTTTAAGTACTGAATTTTGACCAAAATGCTTTTTAATTACAGACACAACTTTGTCTTTTCTTTCCTGGTCTCCCTTAAGAATTGAAACAGTTGCCTCGCGGACTAATGCTTCATATACAAATGCTGTGTTTCGTTTCTTATTATGTTTCACTTTCAATTTCTTTCTCCGTTTTAGTCTCTAAACCGAGAATCAGACTTCTAACTGATTCATTAATAGAGAAAATTTTCTCTTCTTCAGAGCTTTCCTCTAAACTATAAGTAGGTTGTTCTTGTTCATAAATACCTGCTGACATACCATCTGCACTTGTAAGTGACCGTAAGTCGCCATATCCAGGCATAATATTTCTAATTGTAGCACTGCTTTTTTCTGCTGAATGTTTTGAAGCATACGCGCGAGTTCTTGCGCCGGATTGCCTTTTATCAACTTTAACTGGGTGGTATTTCTTACCTTTTGCTCCCGGTGTAAGTCTTGGTGCATTACGTGAACCTGGAGGTGCTGCGAGTAACGCCGAGTCTTCTCCTCCGGCATCGCCTCCGCCGGCATCTCCAGCTGGCATTTCGGCAGGGCCGCCGAGATCGTCGCCAAGATCTCCACCAAGATCGCCGCCAAGATCACCGCCTAAGTCTCCCCCTAGGTCACCTCCGAGGGCGCCACCAGTCTCGCCGGCGGCGGCGGCTTCGGCCACTTGTTGAAGTGACGCGTCATGTTTGCGATCGTAATACATCTCGCGCTGATTACGCATAAACTCTTCGTGAGACATTCCGAACACCTTTTCCGCAACCCATCTACGAGAAAAATATCCTTCAGTGGCAGACGCTGCGATATCAAATTTTTGCTTCCAGTGTTCAAGCTCTTGAAGCTCTGCAATCTTCGATGGATTGTTTAGCGCTAATTCAAACGCCAGCAAATCATCGCCGCGGAAACCGAGAGTATATAAGTGGATAATTCCGACTTTAGTAAGTTCAGAAATAATCACTCTCTGCAATCTCTGTATTGTTCTAGCAAAACGAATATCTTTTTGTGCTAGTGTAGTTTTATCTTCTTCGGCTCCCTCTCCCATCGTAAGGTAAGCTTGGGGAATCTTTAACGCAGAGAATAATTTATCGCGGAGATACTTGATGTCATCAATCGCAGTAATGTTTTGGGCGCCGGCTAGCGACTCAATTGCCGTAGCAGAACCCTGTCTTACCGGGATGAAATAATCTTCTTCAATCGACATAGGGTTATATCTCAAATCAATTCTTCCACTTTCTGGATCCACAACAGAGTGGCGCTTAAGTTGAGATACAATCTTTTCCATATATTGTTCAACTTCCTGGGGAGGGATTGCACCTACATCAATCTTGAAAACACGACGCTCAGAAGAACGAATGACACGATATGCCATCATCGCATCTTCCATAAGCGTAAGCTGGCGCCAGATACGACGTGCTGGCTCAAGAATAGAAGTGCCGTATGGTGCATACTTATCGTTTCCAAGAATACGGAAATGTGCAATCTGCCAGTTTTCAAAAGTCATGCCGGCGGAGTTCCACTGATATTGGAGATAATTTGGGTTCGTTGAGTCTTGTCCTTCCAATCTCTCGATCTCCCCAACTGGAAGGGATATTGCCGACTTGACTCCATATTTTTCGTCGACGTCCAAGTATAGAAAGAAATCTCCATACTTGCACATTGTTCTTGCCCATCCAAATAGATTGTATTGTACGTTTAAGATATTATCATACAAAATAGAAAGAACGGCTTTAATTTCTTCATTGGGGCACTTAATGTTCAACATTGGCCGCAAATCAGAATATGTGGTCATCTCATCAGCATATATGTCAATCGTAGATGCAATCTCAGGAGTGTACTCCATTTGATCAAAGTCTACATATCGCTCGCCTCTTCTTTGGTTAGCAATTGCATTGGCAGCCAATTTGTCTAATGGATTATAGAGGGTCTTTTTAAACTGCTGACCAGAGGTTGTTCTGAATCTAGACGCAAATTTATCCAAATGCTGTCTTCTAATTCTGCGGCCAGTCTGTGAACGATAGTTTACAATAGGACCGGAAAAAAGCCTCGTTAGGGCTTTGAATAGTCTAGATTCTTGATCTGCTGGGTTTCTGTCGTTGCCTGCCATTTATTTTCTCACTTTATAATCCATTTATATTGTTCATACATTTTTTTGGTTTCTGTCATTTTATCAAATGCGTTATCTTTTTTGTAGCCATGTTGCCCTGAAATTCTAGTGTTAAAGCTTGTTTTTGATGTTTTGATAGCACTTACAAAAGCTTTTTGATAATTGAGTTCCCTAGCGTTCGCTTGAAGGGCCGTATCTCTAACCCAGCATGCTATAGCGAGTGCCATGATTAAATCATCGTGATAGCCTTTCATTGCTTGTGGTTTTCCGTTTCTCCAAATAAATGTTTTCAACTCATTAATTGTTCGAGTAGAATATACCTTAATTAGTTTGTTTCTTATAAACTCTTCTAATTTAGCTACGATGAGTGGGCGTGTCTTCATAGAGGTCGTAAAACCTGGTACCGCACTGTTTCGTACTTCTGCCTGGTGTTGTTCTATGTATTCGTGAGTCGACTTTATTGAATGATACAAATTCGGGTATCCAAATTCAAGTAACTTATCCAGTACGGAATAACCAACGTTATTGTTTTCTACTACTAGCATACAGCCACCAAACTCTCTTCCAACTTGGTTCAACAAGTTTGCAAACATGTCTAGAGTTGGTTTTCCTTGGTATTCACCAACAACCTCTAAGGTCTCTAGTTTTATAATATGAAATGTAGAATAGTCTGCGCCATCGCCTCTTGCGACATCGGCTACCATTAAATAATTACAAGTCGGATCAAACTCTTCCCAAATCCAAAAATTGCGATCGAAGGCCGTTCTGTGTTTTGGTTCGCACACATTGCCCAAAAGCCAATCCATACATTCCGGATCGATTACCGTTTCACCAGAAGTATTGAAATTGCACTCAAGCTCTTGTGCAATTTGTCTCTTGGACATATTTCTAGTTTCTTTTTTGTACCATTCTTCCCCTCTATCTGGGTGCACATCCCATGGCAACGTCGTTAAGTTAAAATTATTAGCAGAAGCGTCTGCGTCCGTACAGGTTTTATGAAACCAGTTGCCTACACCGTTAGGTGTGGAAAGTGCAATACACCGGCCACCAGTTGATAGAGTAGGATACAGTCCGGTCCACAATTCTTCCAAACCTTCAATGTGTGCGGCCTCATCAAGCACCAGGAGAGACAATGCTTCTGAGCGGCCTGCATCTCCAGAGGTCGAGGCCGCTTTAATTGAAGAACCGTTGGAAAGTTCAAATGAAGTGCGGTTATCGACAGTGATCGTTGCAATCTTGAGCCAGTCTGGTATGTTGCGCATGATGTTCTTTACTTTCTTTACAAGGTTTCCTGCTGTTGCGAACTTGGTGGCCATAACAAGAATGGCTTTGTCGCGATGAAAAAGCATCATCCACACAATGTAACCAGCGGTAATCGTCGAGATTCCAAGTTGGCGTGCTTTTAAAATAACATTAAATCGATAGTCGTTGAAATCTTTCAACAAATCATCTTGAAAACTATATGTGTCAAAAAGGATTAGCCCGTGCATCGGGTGAGATATACGGGCATAGTTTTTAAGAAAGTACGATGGGTCTTTGCCACATTTTAATATTTCTTGGACCCTCTGCTTTTTGTCTAATTGAAAGCTCATACATTTTCTGCTAATACTTCCCGAATAAGGTGCACAAGTTCTTCAAGTCTAAATCCAACTTGTGGTCGGCCCTCGGCGCCAGGAGAATAAAGTGTTTCCGGCTCTTCTTCTGCGGGGCCCATCTCAACACCGGGGATCTTCTCAAATACTGCCTGAAATAAATCGGACACTTCTTCTGGTGGTAAACCTTGAATCAGATCCATAAGCTGATCTTCCAAAGGTGGACCGGCGCGATCTTGGAAACCGCTATACTCACTCTCTGGTGCGTCATCTGATGGAATATCATCGGCGGGAAATGGCATAGTGTCTGCAGATCTATCTACATTAGAATCTGTAGCAGACTGCATTCCTTTGCCTAAGCCAGAGGAGCCATAATCATCAGTTGCCCACTCGGGCCTTGGGCCTTCGCCCTTAATCCAAGCTAAAAGCTCAGCTGTCTTTTCTGGACTAAGTGCTTCGTCGAGGTATGTGTCCTTGACATACTCTTCGACAATAATCCGGTATAAATCAGGACGAGAAATATTCATCAATTATTCCCCCGAATTCTTTGGTCTCTTGTCGTTCTTTGGTCGCTTTCCATCCCAGCCACCTAATTCAAGAAACGACTTCCATCCTTTATCCAAGCGATCTTTAGATTCTTCTTCGATTCGTTGTTCTTTGTCGATGCCGCCGATCTTATAGTGGCGCTTAGCTATTACCCAAGAACGATGACGAGAAACACTTTCTGCTCGAATGTCAGTCTCTCCTTCTTCGGTAAGTTGAACTGATTCTTTATTAATTTTCCTATACTCTTTCTTGAGGAAGGATGCAATAGCTCCCAGCTTTTGGTTGATTTCGTTTTCAAAACCTTTAGCGTAAACTTCCTTGAGTTGGATTTCAGATTGGTAAGTCAGGCACATCATGTTACCATAAAATTTAACATTGAAGCCATCCATTACTCTCTTATCAAGGATTGGATCCCCATCCTCGCGTCGTAAGCCTATCTCTACCAATTCGCCATCGGCATTGTGAGCACCATCATATGCGTTAGCCGCGGCTTGCGAGAGTCCTTGAACTATTTCATATACTGTTGCCATTATTCTGCTGCTCCTTGTTGAGGTGCCGGTGCTTCCGCACCCGGGGCGCTTCCACCACCCTGACCCTGGAGTTGTCTTAAGAGCTTTCTTAAGACCATTGTTTTCTGGTTATCTTTGACTTTGACACTCTGCAACATACCTGCAAGGAACCCTTGTAGCTCTTGCCAAGTATTAATTTTTGCAGCAACCAGCTTAGTGATTCCTCTTGTGTCCATCATCTTTTGAGTGCGTGCAACATCAGGTCTTACATTTTCCTTTACTTTACTAAGTTCTTCTTCGATGATTTCTTTAAGTTGTTTTTTACTTATTTTCATTTGGTCTCCATCCTTTTAGCCATCTTTCTTCTCTGCCTTCGACATATTGATAGTAGCATTTACTGCAGCAATCAAATTTGGCGAGGCAAACATCGTCCATAGATATCTTTGAAAAGGATTCACAGACAGGACAACATCCTAAAGATTCTCTATTAAGTAGTTTTTTTGATACCTTTATGCCATTTATATCAACTTTCTTTTGCCACTGTTCATTCTTATCTATTTTTTTATAAAAGTCTTTCATTTGAGAGAGATATTCTTTTTCTTTTTCCTCATCCCAATTTGCGCGAGGATTGGCAACGGTGTCCTCTCCGTACTTTTCAGATATAGCCTTCTCAACTGCTGCTATTTTATTTATGTCTTTACCTTTCATTAAATGCCTTATATGCGCCATATGACGCCGCAGTACCAACTAGGATCCCACCAGCAAAATACAACCACTTGTGACGGGGTGAAGTTTTTTTTAGAGCGTTGGCCAGTAGGTCAATCTCTTTATCCTTTTGCATTATAAACAAATCGTACTCATCTGTTAAGGCCCTGTGTTCTATTTTCAGGCTTTCAAATTCAAACCGATGCTTCTCTTCTAGTTTTTTTAATTCATAATCCATTCTTATTTGACATGCGTATGCTGCAATGTCATAGTCGGACATTATAGTTGCTATCGAAAACTCATCAAACAAAACACCCTCGAAGGGCGCTGGCTGTTTGTATTCTAAAAAAGTAAACTTGGCCGGTTCGGTTGCATTTGCCGTCAAAGAAAACATTAATAAAAATTTAAGGAACATACTGAATCCCAAAAGTATTCTCTATATCTTTAATTAGTTGTTCTCGATCTTGATTGAATTTGTTTCTATATTTACCTTTTTTATCTTCTCTTAATTCCTTTATCATCTGTAAAGCATCTTCGTATTCTTCCTCAATTACAGCCAGAGATTCTAGGTGGCTTTCTGCAAGTAGCTTTTGCTCCTCTATTTCTCGTTGGTGTATTTCTTTCAGGCCTTCAATTTGTGCTATGTGTGATTCCGCTTGAGTTTCATACGCTTTTTGCATTAAGTTATAGTCGCGGCGGTTCTTCATTGCTACCACCACAAGAAGCAATATTATTGTTATTGCTTTCCAGTTTTTTAATGCAAATTCTAAAATCTGCTTTTTAATCATTATAACCTCGCAATCTTGCGATACCGTCGATAATGGTTTGACCACCAATATATATAGCAGAAATGATTACCCAATCCTCACTTGTCACATGTCCGGTGAAAGTTAGGCCGGTTGCTGTAGCCCAAACCATTAGCTTTCTGGACGTTAGTTTCTCCAACCACGTGTCAACAAAAGCTTTTGTTTGTGCCATCATCTTATTTCCTGTTTTGTTTTTTCACGCTCTTAACGCACTTCTCGTACTTCTCTTTGTCTTCGCGGCCGACTGATGCCGTGCAAATTGCCCAAGGATTATCTTCATCATCGCGTTTTCCTGGCTGGCGCCCAGCGACTGCAGCCAAGCCACCCGTCTTGCCACCAAATCCATATTCATTCTGCATCTCAATACCTTGCATAAGGGGGTCATCTAAACCTTCAACGTCGCCTTCATCGCCAAGCTGAGAAAGCAATTGCTTTACAGCCAACTGCTTTTGATCCTCTGGCATGTCTTGCAACACCGCCACTATATCGTCTAATTCCGGAGCCAACTCACCAAACATACTGGCAAGATCTTCCAAAGTGCCGTCTTCTTCTTCGTCTAGGGCTACAGTAACTTCTTCTTTAATGATCTCTCTAAGTCTGGCTCTGGAAATTCTCACTTTTATGCGCCTTTTTGTTGTGGAATCATTCCTAAATCTTGCATAGCATAGATAGAAGAAGTGTTTTTACGATACATACATTTTACAAAAGCATCACGGCCGCCCTGAAGGGACTCTTCTGAGCAGGCATTAATTGACTTCTCTACTTTGCGAGCATCATTGCCCTGTTGAATAAGTTTATCGGCTAGCGCCTGATATGCTTCTGGTACTCTAGCACCTGACGATGTGCTTATCGGCGCATCATCTCTTCCCATTGCTCGGGCAGTGCTGTCGGCGCCGGAGTAATCTCCTCCGGAGAAGCCTTCTTCAATCTCATCTCTGTGTGTTGTCTCGTTCAAAAAGTAACGAGGATCAATCCTTTTTGTGTTTTTACGTCTAGCCATTATAAATCTCCTATTATGTTGATAATCCATTCATACTTAGTATGGTTCGATTGAGACACCTAAATCTTCTACCTTACCAAGTTGCATAGTTTGCATAAATGCTTGCAGTTCTTGAATAAATCTATTATGATCTTGCTCGCTTCCGCCAGATGGAATTATAATTTCCTCCCATTCCGACTCATCAAGAGCCCAATCATCGCCCTGCTCTGTCAAAGCAGCTGCGATGGCTTGTTTGATATCGTAATAATGATCATACGCGTTAGCTTGGCCATCCTGATCTAATCCGTATTCTACCAAATGCTTTCGCCAATTTTCAAATAATTGCTTCATGTCGCTAATCCATTCATACTTAGTATCGCAATCAATCCGGGCACATTCTTTCTGACATAAACGCCAGAGAAAAGTGTCTCGCATCGACCGCCGACATAAGC